CGGGGATCAGCTCGTCGTCGTAGTCGGTATCGGAGACGGTGTCCATCTCGGCAGCTTGGATGTCGACCGAGGTGAGCGCCGTCTGCCGCGGGATGTAGACGGTCATGCCGGTCTCCGGCAGGTCGTGGTGGCGGCACTGGTCGGCGAACTTCCGACCGGGGCGCCCCTTCTTGGCGTACATGTCGACCAGGTACTGCGGCACCACCAGGCCGGGAGCACCGGCGGCGGTGACGGCACGTTCGGACAGGGCGGCGCCCCGGATCGCGCGCTCCTCCTGCTCGTGCTGCGAGAGCCGGTCGCGGTGGTCGCCGCGGAGGCCCAGGAAGTCGGCGACGACGTCGCGCAGGAAGATCTCGCCGTTCGGGTCGAACTCGCGGCTGTAGGTCCGCTGCTCGGTGACCTGCAGGCCGCGGTCCTGGTTCGCCCGGTCGACGCCGGTCGGATTGACCTCGCGGGCCAGGCGGTCCGCCGCCTCGTCGCGCTCGAGCTCCTGCTCGTACTCCGTGATCTGCGCCTGGGTGCGCTCGATCTCGGCGTCGATCTGGGCGATGCGCTCGTTGCGCCGGACGACCTCGGCGGCCTCCGTCTCGGACGGGTCTCGCTGCTCGGCGACGCAGGCCGCGCGGACCTGGTCGTTGCTGGCGCGCAGCTCGGTGCGCTCGGTGAGCTTCGGCGCCATGTTGGCCCGGAGCTGGGCGATCATCTGCTTGAGGTTCACGACGAACCCCTTCCTCCCCGGTGGTGGGGCTGGGTGGGTGAAGGGTGGATTCGTCAGGCGGTGCAGCGCCCAGGCCAGGCCTCTCGTGGAGGCGCGGCGCGGTGTGCCCTCGCGCGACTGGTGGTGCGGGCCTCAGGAGAGGCCGAGCAGGGCCTTGGCGGCCCGCTGGTCGGGCGTCAGGGTGACGGCCGGGCCACGCCGAGCACGCTCGGTGTGGAGCTTGTTCTCGAGGGAGCGCAGCTGCGCGTCGGTGAGGTCCTCGAGCGACGGGAGCTGCTGGCCGCGGAGGCCGGCTCCCTGGGTGTGGGGGTTGGCGCCGTAGCCGACGATCGCGACGTCGCCGCGGTGGATGTCGTACTCCTCGATGTGGTACTCCATCCAGTCGGGCGACCAGGAGCCCTGGAGGATCCGGAACCGGAAGCTCATCTCGTCGATGAGGCCGGAGCGCAGCTTGGGCGCGATGTAGGCGACGTCGCCGTCGCCGGCGTCCAGCTGGGGTGCGTCGACGTGCAGGCCCTCGACGCCGTCGACCGTGGTCTCCGACAGGGTCAGGCTGCCGTTGGTGGTGCGGGCGATCCGCCGCAGGCTGTCGTGCGCCAGGACGAACGGGACGTCGAGGTCCTCGCGGGCGAGCGAGACGGCCCCGGCGCCGGACGTGACCTGCTCGGTGTAGGGCCCGTAGAAGTCCCACATCTCGTAGCCGCGGTTGTACACCGAGGCGAAGCCGGTGAAGTGAAGCAGGCCACCGGCGTCGCCGACCTCGCGGAGCTCGTGCTGGTCGAGCCGCACGAGAGCCGCGGCTCGGGAGCTCGGCTCCTCGGCGCACCGGCGCTGGGTGGGACGGTCGGCCGGAGCGCGGACGCCGGCGGCCCGGGCCTCGGCGGCCGCCTCGAGGATGCGATCGAGGGTGCTGGTGCTCATGACGGGTTACCTCCTGTCGGCGCCGTGGTGGGCGCCGGTGCCTTGTTCGGGAAGAGGCGGGCGAACTCGGCCTCCTCCTCGGGGGTGAGGGGCGGCTGGTTCTCGAGGTCGAGGATCCGGCTGGGCGGGAGGAACCGCGCGTCGACGCCGATCTTGTAGGCGTCGTACCGGCTCTTGAGGTCCATGCGCAACAGCGCGTTGGTGTTGAGCTTCGCGTACCGCGGCTGCGGCAGGAGGCCGGTGGACCAGGCGGCCTCTCGTCGCTGGATCGCGGGGCCGAGCTTCGTGATGAGGAACTGCAGGTTGCGCTGGGTGATGTTCGCGTAGGTGATCGATGAGCCCTTCGTCGGCGCGTCGATCATGTCCCCGGGGACGCCGAGGTAGCGGCACACGTCGACGACGGTCGCGTCCATCAGCTCGAGGAACTGCGACTCCGAGGCCTTGGCCGAGAGCATCGAGTACTCCCAGTCCATGCCCGACACCCACACGTCGCCGTTCTGCACGGTGGCCTTGAAGTTCTCCTTGACCGCCGCGGCCTGCTTCTTGTCGAGCACCTTGCCGGTGTTCTTGAGGTGGCCGCCGGGGACGGTCGAGTTGCCGAACCACTCCTCGGCGAACTCCTGGGCGGAGAGGTGGTTGTTGATCGCGCGCGCGGCGTAGGCGATCGGCGAGAGTCCGACGGGCGAGCCGGCGAGGCGGTACTGCGTCTCGTGCCAGACCTGGTCGTAGTCGTAGACGTCGCGGCCGACGCGGACCTTCTTGATCGTCGAGCCCTTCCCGACGAACGTGACGTCGTCGATGTTGACCGGGTCGATCAGCACGGGGAGGCCGAGGCCGTCCACGGCGAGGACGATGCCGACGGTGTTGCCCGCGGAGTCGAGGTCCCACTGGGTCGCGTAGACCCACTCGTCGAACCGCCAGGCCTTGCCGCCAGGCTTCACGAACACGGGCGGCTTGGTCTGCTCGACCTGCACACCGTCGATGCGCCGGAAGACGTCGACCGGCGAGGACGACACCAGGTCAGCTCGCAGCGCGAGGCAGCCCCACACGGCGGAGTTGCGCAGCGACCGCTCTCGGGTGACCGACGACTTCCCGAACCCGAGCCGCCGACCGGTGCGCTCCGCGATGATCTCGGAGGCCGCCGAGCTGCGGTTGAACAGCAGGCTCATCGGTTGCTCGCCGCCCAGGCCAGGACCAGCGCGGCAAGCCCGATGACCAGGAGCGCGGCGGGCGGCCAGACGAAGTAGGCGAACGTCGCGAGGCAGCCGATGCCGAACAGCTCGACGAGGCTGGTCGCGAGGTCGCGGGAGGGGGCGAGACGGCGGAGGCTCGGACGGCGCACGGTGGCCTCCCTTCTCAGAGGAACGAGTCCTCGACGTCGTAGTCGGCGGTCAGGTCCCACATGTCGACGGCACCGGCGGCGGCGGCGAGCGGGGAGATGTCGATGGTTCGGTCTCGAAGTTCCCAGAGCTCGAGCTGCCCGGAGAACCTGGTGACGGCGTTGCGCACCGCGGCGTCGAGCTCGGGCTGGGCGAGGTGCTCGAGCTGCTTGCGCTTGGAGTGGACGATCTCGATGAACGCCGCGGTGGCCCGGGCGACGTCGACGTCGCTCACCGGCTGGTAGTCGATGCCCGCGGCCTTGAGTGCCGGCAGCAGGACCGACGCAGCGGACTTCGGCTGCAGCGCGGGCTTGCCGGCGATGCGCTGCTTCTTCCGCAGCTTCTCGAGCGCGGGGACGACCCACTCCCACCCGTCCCGCGTGGTGACCATGACGAGGCGATCGGTGTCGGTGCCGGGGCCGGCGACGCCGATCGACGCCTTGCTGCGGTCGTGCGCGACCGCGACGTACACCGTGCCCTGGTCGATCTTCTTCGCGGCCGGGTTGTGCAGGCGGTTCCACTTCGCCATGTCGATCGCGCCGCCGTCGCCGTCCTCGTCGGGCGGGTCTTCCCACCAGACCATGAATTCGCGTGCGAACTCCAACGGCGGCATCGCGTCCCTCATCGCTCGGATGGTCTCGGGGAACACCCGCAGACCCCAGGCGGGCATGATCTGCGCCCACCGGTCCTCATCGTCGAGTGCGCATCCGACGGAACCCTTGGCGTGCGAGCAGGCCTTGGACTTGCATCCCTTCCAGGGGTTGCGGTCGCCCCACTCCGCGTAGAACTGCCTGGGCGAGAGCTTGCCGCGGCCGCGCTTGCGGTGGTCGCGCAGGACCTCGGAGTAGAGCTTGCCGGCTGACGACGCGACGACGACCTGGGCGTCAGGGATCGTGGTGAGGATCGGGTACAGCGATCCGACCATGGACGGCTGCAGAGCGAACCCCTCGTCGAGCACGAGCTTGTCGGCGGCCAGCGCTCGGCCGGCGTCCTTACCCCGAGCCTTGTACTTGAGCCGGGTGCCGCCGAGGAGGTGGATCTCCCATGACCCGTTGCCCATGAAGAACCCGCGGTGGTCGCGGTTGCCGACGGTCGGGTCGAGGTACTTCGCCAGCTGCGGCGTCTCCTCGATCCGGGCGCGGATGTCGATGAACGCCTCCTCGGCGGCATCGAGCTCGTGCGCCGTGTGGAGGATGAACGGCTCCTCGGTGACGTACAGCCAGCCGATCTCCATCATGATGATCGAGCTCGTCTTGATGTTCTGCCGGGGACCGATCAGGTCGACCTCGAACGCGGCCGGGCGACCGTCGGCGTAGAAGCCGAAGGTCTGGTCGAGGATCCACTCCTGGTTCTCGTCGGGGATCAGCCCGGTCGGGACGACGACGTCGACGACCTCGGGGCCGAGCGTGTAGACGTACTCGACCTCGTGGCACCAGGCCGCAGGGTTCTTACGCTTCGCGAGCTTGGGACGCCTGCCGCCGCTTCTCGTCACGCCGCCTCCTGGCCGATGCGACCTCGTCCTCCTGCGACTTCGCGCCGGAGCGGAGGCGGAGCATGATCCGGTCGAGCTCGCGGGAGAGCGCGGCGATCGCCGAGCCGGTGTCCTTCGCCGACGTCATGCGCTCGGCGACGGTGAGCGCCTGGGCGCCGAGCACCGTGTCGACCTTGCCGAGCTGCTCGAGCTCCTTGCGCGTGAGCGCGACGAGCTGCGGCAGTCCGGGCGCGATCGCCTCGGCGACCTCGGCTGGCACGCGGCGCTTCGCCTGCTGCCGGCACCTGTCGCCGCAGTACTTCCTGGTGCGTCGTTCGGCTTCGAATGACTCGCCGCACTGGCCGCACGTGACCGTGACCGCCATGACCGCGGGCCCTCCTTACCGTGACGTGGGCACTGCGGGGAGAGAGACACCGCGTGAGTGCTGCAGGAAGCGCGCGCGTCACTCGAAAAAACTGAGCGCCTCGCTCGTGATGAGCGCGCCGACCGGTCGAGCTCGACGCCGACGGTTGCATGCAAGGCACGCGCCCCGCAGGTTCGCGCGCACCAGCGCGAGGTCCGGCCGGTCGCGCACGGGGATGACGTGGTCGGCCGTGGTCGACCAGTACGTGCAGCCCTTGAGCCGCAGCCAGCAGACCGGCTCGTCGTCGACCACCTCGGCCGTCAGCCGGCGGAACGCCTGCGTCCCGCGCGGGTCGCCCTTCGCCACGGCGCTCACCCCCTGGTGGTGTGGCGGTCCTCAGGGCCGCGGGGCCGAGGAGCCGCCACACCACAGCCACCGGCCACCAGCGGAGCCCCCGTGGTGATGGGGTGGAACGAGAGAACCCCGCGGGCTCCTGGCCTGCGGGGTTCGGGCTGCGGGTACACGTCTCCCGCTGGCGATATCTTCCACCACCCGCCCCAGCCGCGCTACTCATCCCCGTCACCTCGGGCGTGTCGAGCGTGGTACGCGTCAGCCAGCGGCCGCAGTTCGTCGAGCCGGTAGAGCGGCACCTGCCCGCCCCGGCCGCGGCCGTGGAGCATGCCGACGGGCACGATCTTCCCGTCGTACTTCCATCGTGCGATCCGGCCGGCGGGCACGTCGAGCAGGGCCGCAGCCTGCGCGGTGGTCACCTGCTTCACCGTTCACACTCCTTCCCGAAATCCTTTCCATCGGCAAGGGTTATGCGGTAGAGTTTCTCTTGTCGACGGAAAGCCCAGTCGATAGGAAGGAGGTGAAGAAGATGCACAGCAAGGAGTACGCGTTCATCGAGGCGGCACTGCTCAAGCAGCGGGTCACGATCCGCCGCGTCGGCGCTGCCGGTCACCTCGTGTTCCGCCGGGACGGCAAGGTCCTCGGGTTCCTTCACGGGGACTCGTCGGTCAGCGAACTGCAGGCCTATCTGTACCGGCTCGCACTCACCGGCCGCATCCGCTGGCCGCCTGAGTGGTGAACGGGAGGCCCCGGGACAGGGAATGTGTCCCGGGGCCCTCCCCCACGGTACGACCCCCAGTACGACGAGAGGAACCAGACCATGACCACGAACACCACCTGGCGAGTACGGGTCGACCTGCCCGCCCGCGAGGTCGAGGACGATCAGGCGCTCGAGCTCATCGACGAGCTCGGCGACCTGCACGCCGGCGTCATCCCGACCGACGACGCCCTGGTCGTCACGGTCAACGTCGAGGCCGGCTCGCTGCGCCAGGCGATCGCGTCCGCGTTGCAGCACGTCGAGGCCGCGGCCGGGGCGAAGGCCGTCGGCATCGAGGCACTGACCCACGACGAGGTCGAGCGCCGGCTCACCGTGCCGGTCATCCCCGAACTGGTCGGGTACGCCGAGATCGCGGGCATGCTCGGCGTCAGCCGCGCTCGAGCTCGCCAGCTGGCCGACCTCGACGGCTTCCCCCCGGCCGTCGTCACCACGGCGACGGGACCGCTGCGAGTGCGGGCCGCAGTCGAGGAGTGGAGCAAGACCCGCCGCACGACGGGCGGCCGTCCGCGCAAGGACGAGACCACCGAGGCCTGACCTCACCGGCGCCGCCTCTTCGATCGACGCCCTTCCTCGTGCTGCCAAGCCTCGTCGGTTACCCACTGTCGAGCGACGTACCGTTGCTCGTCTCGCAGCGTGGCGACCTGGGCGGGGTTCTCGTCACGCCACTTCGACCAGGACGAGTCCGTGAGGACGTGGGCAATCCAGCGCGGGTGCTCGGTCGGCAGGTGGTCGGGGTCGACGTCGGCGTGCTCATGGTCGACGCAGACGAACAGGGTGCCGTCGGCGAGGTCGTCCCACTCGTCGTACTCGTCATCAGTCAAGGGCGGCACAGCGACGTAGCTGAGGCCGCGGTCGATCTCGGCGCTGCAGTCCTTGGCGTCGCAGTACGCCGGGACGCCGTACCCGCGATGGCGTTGGTGTCCCTGGTCCCAGCCGACAGCCCAGCCCATCAGTGCTCCTCCTCGCCAGCCGCGCCCGGGACAGGCAGGTCGGCGGGTAGGTGACGGACCTCGTGTGGCGGGTAGGGCGCCCCGACGCCGTCGTCGAAGTTGATGAGCACGGTCCCGTCGTCCCAGATCTCGTCGACGGTGCCGCGGTGGTTCGGTGCCGGCTCCTGGCCGGTGGCGTCGCGCATGATGGCGCGGATCGCGGCGAGGGCGGGGTCGGTGACGAGCACGCGATCGCCGGGCTTGAACGTGGTCATGACTGCGCCTCCTCGGCGTCGGTGGTGGGCGGGGTGAAGCGGTTGCCGCAGTAGCCGGGACGCAGACACGCTCCGGCCTCGCCGTGTTCGTCCTCGGCTCGCCCACAGTGGATGCACTCGTCCGGCTGCGGTGCGGGGCCGTCGAGAACGGCGAGCGTGGGGCACAGGCCGACCTTCGCGCCCTTGCAGCCCTGGGTCTCCTGCTCGATCCAGTACCAGCCGTCCGTGCAGCGATGGAGCCCTGTGTGCAGCGCCCGCACCCGCGCGATGACCTCGTCCCGGGCAGCGAGGGCATGCTCGGCAGCCTCGGCGCGGTTGAGCCAGTGCCTCGGCTCGCCGTGGATCGGGCAGCAGTCCCGCGCGCGGTCGTGCATCCTGTCGGCTCGCGAGCACAGGCACCAGCGCATGCTGTGGCGGTCGAGGATCGAGCGGTAGGCGTCCCGCTCGGCTTCCACGGGGGCGAGCCGGTCGCGCAGGATCGACTCGACGGCGGCACGCAGCATCTCGGCGCACCGGCACGGCTCGACGTCCAGCGTCCCCTGTGCACACGGACCACACTCGCCGACCCTGAGTGCCTCGCGCTCGGCCTCGGTCAGCTTCGGCTCGCTCAACGCGTTCACCCGCAGGTCGGGCAGGTGCCCGTGGTCGCATGACGCTGCTGGGCCTGGTCGCGTTCGTCCGCGCGGATGACGGACTCCCAGCACTCGCCGCATCCGTGGCCGCCGGCGATCTTGCGGAAGGTGTGGCCGAGGCGCTTGCAGCGCGCGGCTGCGCGGCTCGCGAGCTCGTGGGTGACGCCGAAGTAGGACTCCTCCTTGCGGCCCTCGGGGCGGATCTTGCCGCTGTTCATCCGGCCGAGGGTCTGTGCCTGCACGATGCCGAGGTCGCCAGCGCGGACGCGGGCCTGGTCGTCTGCGGAGAGCTGGAGCAGCGCGAGTCGGTTGGAGACGAACGCCTGGGTGCGGCCGACCTTCTTCGCGACAGCGAGGTCGGAGAGGTCCTCGAGTGCCTTGAGCTTGCGGAGGCCGCGGGCCTCCTCGATGGGGTCGAGGTCGCGGCGCTGGCCGTTCTCGATCAGCATGGCGGCGAGGACGTGGTCCGGGCGCATGTTGCCCTTGATGATGACGCTGACGTGGGTCCAGCCGAGCATCTTGACCGCGGTGAGGCGACGGTGTCCGGCGACGACGATCAGACCCTGGTCGGTCTGTCGCGCGACGATGGGCTGTAGGAGGCCGACTTCGGCGATCGAGTCGGCGAGCTCCTCGACGTCGGTGTCGAGGATCTTCTCGCGGGGGTTGTCCGGGTCCGGCCGCAGCGTGGTGACACCGACGGTCGCGAGCCGCTCGGCGGACGGGGCCTCGACGGTGGCGAGCTCGGCGTCGGTGATCGTGTGCAGGTCGGGGTACTCGTCTGCGGCCGCGTCGGCGGCCTCGGCCTCGGCGAGCAGCTTCTCGCGGGCCGCGGCGAGCCTGCTGCGGTCGGGGTAGCCGTGGCGGTTGAGGACGGCCTGCAGGTCGGCCAGCGTCATGTGCGCGTTGCTGGCGATCGTGGGCAGCGCGAGCCGCGGGTGCGTGTGCGCGAGCACGCGCTCGATCAGCAGTGCCTGGACGCGGCCGTCGATCCGCTCGAGCACGCTGCTCATCGCGTGCCGCCGAGCCGGTCGATGATCGTGAGGAGGTCGGTCAGCCTGATGGGGTCGTACCCCTCGGGGACGACGTCGCCGACCACGACCGCGCCGTCGTCGAGGGTCACGAAGTACCGGCCGGGGTCGGCGGGTGCGGTGGGCAGTGCGTTGAGCGCCTGGTTGAGGGGGCAGCCGAGGAGGTCGGGCCGGCACTTGAAGGGGTGCATGAGGCCGAACGCGGTCTCGCGGACGTCGACGACGTGCTCGTCGCTGTCCAGGAGAACCCGGACGGTCGCGGCGAGCCGGTCGGCGATGCTGCGGATGCTGGCGTCGGTCTGAGCGGTCATGCGGGCGCCGAGAGCGGCGTACTCGCGGTGCGCGTCGTCGCTGCGGCGCTGGTTCTCCTGGGCGACGGCCTGCCAGTGCGTGACGCTGGCGAGCGCGACGTCGCGCTCGGCGGTGAGGAGTTCGATGGTCTCCTCGGGGGTGGGGGCGGTCTCGGTCGCGCTCATGCCGGGGCTCCTTGCTGGTTGGTGGCTGCTCGCCGGGCGGTGAGCAGGTTGTTCAGGGCTGACCAGGTGCGGCGGCGGTCGCCGGCGGCCTGTGGGGTGCGGTGCCACTCGTGGCGGTAGGCGATCGGGCGGCGGCGGCACTCGCACAGCGGGTCCGAGCAGCGGCACAGGCCGTACCGGCCGGTGCGGTCCCGGTCGCAGCGGATGAGGTCGCGACGCATGTAGGCGACGAGGGTCCGGCGGTCGCAGTGCGGGCAGGGGTCGTCGAGGGCGGCGCGCTCGTCGCCGTCGACGACGTAGGTCGCGTCCTCGACCAGACGGCGGGTCTCGCGCCAGACGTGGAGCAGTCGTCGGTCGCTGGTCACGTGCAGCACCAGGGCGCGCAGGCGGAGGATCAGCTGCTCCGGGGTGGGCTCGGCGGGGACGTCGCCGATCACGCAGGTGCCTTCGCGGCGCTCGAGCCACCATGTCGTCTTCTGCACGAGCTCGTGGAGGGTGAACGCGATGTCAGCCGAGGTCGAGACCGCGGAGACGGTGCCGGGTGCGCGGACGTGGCCGGAGGGGATGACGTCGGCGTCGCGGTTGAGCCAGTCGAGCCCGACGACGTCGCGGTCGGCCTGGGTGGTGCGGTAGCGGCGGTCGGCGATGTACTGCGCGCCCATGGCAGCGCGGGCGTCGGGGGTGAGGAACCCGAGTCCGCGCTGGTGGGTGTCGACGAGCCGGGCGACGAGGTCCTGCAGGGGCTCGAGCTGGCCGAGGGCCGTCATCACGTCGTACCGCAGGCCGTCGAGGTCCTCGGGGGTCATGCGTCCTCGTCTCCTGCCATGGGCACGTTCTCCGCGTCGTCGACGAGCTCGACCAGGTGGCGGGCGCCGGCGATGCAGGCGACCGCGACCGCGGCGAGGGCGAGCACGACGGGCACGACCGGGACCTCGTCGAAGCGGGGGCGCTTCATCGGCGGCCGGCCTCACGGTGTGCGGGCTCTAGGCCGAGCTCGCGGCGGACCCTGGCGGCCTCGGCGCGGACGAACGCAATGCCCTGGCGTCGCTCCTCCGCGATCCGGAGCCTGTGGGCACGCACCGCCATGCGCTCGCGCTGCTCGTCGGTCCGCTCGAGCACCCGGCCGCTGAGGCCATCGGCGACCCCGGCAGCCAGCTGGCGCCCGAACTCTTGTGCGGCGCGCTGCAGAGCACCGGCGAATCGTCCGAAGGCGTAGGCCGGGGTCACCTGCTGCAGTTCGGTCATCGGGATGCCTCCTGGGGCTCGTGCTTGGCTGCTCGGGCTGCTGCGGTGCCGGCGCGGGCGAGGGCCTTGGCGCGCTCGGTCCCGGCCTTCGGGCCGCGGGGCTTGGCGCGCTCGGCGGCGGCCGCGGCGATCGCCTCGGCGCGGCGACGCTCGGCCTGGTCGGCCTTGGCCTTCGCGGCGAGCTGCCGGTTGGTGGTGCCGCAGCCGCGGCAGTTGCGGGCGGGGGTGTCGTGTCGTGCGCAGCCGGCTCCCCCGCTTGCGGGGGTGAGGGGGGTAGTTGTTGGAGGAGTGAAGGCGTTCGCGGTTGAGCGTGATCCGCGGACCCTTTCTGGACCCATTGCGGGGTTCTCCACAGCCTGAGGGGCGTCTCCGTGTACGCCGGGGGTGAATGCGTCCGACGTACCGGACTCATTCACCGGGGACGTGTCCGACGCACCGGACCCATTCGGCTGTGGATTACCCGGTTCGGCGTCGGGCTGTACGACGGCACCCGCGAGGGCGCCGAGGAGGGCCTTGACCTGGTCGACGCTGATGCCGGCGTCGTGGGCGAGCTGGTCGACGTCGACGGGCGGCTCCTCGGCCGGTGCACGGTGCAGGTCGCAGCAGCCGCCCGGGAAGACGACGTACTCGGCTCGCTGGCCGCGGTGGGCCTTCTTGTGCTGCAGGAGGTAGCCGAACCCGACGAGGTCGCGGATCAGTTCGGCGGCCCGGCCGCGGGAGCAGCCGGCCCACTTCTGCACGCCCTCGTAGCCTGGGAACGCGATGTGGGTCCTGTCGTCGGCGGAGTCGGCGAACGCGAGGAGCGCGAGCTTGTGGCTCGGCGCGAGGCGGTCGTCGGTCAGCGTGCCGGCGCAGCCGATCAGGTGGCCGCTCATCCGTGCCCGCCTTCGGCGTGCCGGTCGTCGAGGTAGGACTCGGTGACGCGGACGGCCCTGTGGCGGCCGCACATGCCGGTCTCGGGGTCGGCGCCCCGGTGGCAGTCCGGGAAGCGGCAGGAGGCTCCGCTGGAGGCATTCCTGGCGGCCTGGTCGATGAGCTCGAGCACCGCGGCGATGGCGTCGGCTGCGCCGTGGCGGTAGGCCGGGCTGTCGATCGCGTGGATCCGCAGTGCGCGGATGTCGTCGGCGACCTCGCGGAGGACCTGTGGGGAAGGAGGCTGGGTCACGGGTCACCTGCCTGGGCGGCGCGGCGGTCGATCGCCTGGATCCATGCGACGGCAACGGCGGCCAGCTGGACGAGCTCGACGCGCAGCGCGGCAGGGTCGGCCGCGGAGACCGCCTCGCCCCACTCCTCGGTGAGGACCGCCTCGTAGGTGCCGCTGCCCTGCTCGAACATGGCCTCGCACCGCGCGCGGACGAACCCGTCGACGGTGCCGGGGTCGGGGTGCGCGAGCCAGTCGGCGAGGTCGGCGGCGTCGCAGTACCCGAAGGGCTGGATGCCGGGATCGCCGCCGGTCCCGTCGGGGTGGTTCTGCTGTCCCCAGCGTGCGTCCTGGCGGGCTCGCTCGTCGGCGACCTCGGCCAGCACGGGGCCGTTGTCGCCGTGGACGAGGAACCCGTGGTCGAGGATCCGGTTGGTGACGTGCTCGATGAAGTCGAGTGGGTCGTTCCCGCACGAGCAGCCGCGGGGGTGGACGTGGCCCTCGGGGCAGAGTTCGACGACGGGCATGTGGTCGGCGAGGATCCGCTCGAGGAGCTCGCGCGCCCCGGTCATCGGCTGAGTCCCAACACGCGTGCGGCGGCTTGGACCTTCTCGAAGTGGTCGCGGTCGCCGCCCATGTCCGGGTGGGTGGCCCGCAGCGCCCGCCGGTAGGCCGACTCGAGGGAGCCCTCGCCGGCCGGGCCGTAGCTGCGGATCAGCTCGGCGGCCGCACTGCTCGACATCCGCTCAGGGGCGGCCGGCATCGGTGTACCGCCGCCGATCGCCTTGAAGCCCTGGTACTGCTGGCCGGTGTCGGTCGCGCCGTATCGGTCGACCGCTCGCAGGGCCTGCAGGGTGAGGGCGATCGCGCGGACGTTGTGCTGCCAGTCCGCGCCCTGGCCGCTGTACGGCGCGTAGAAGGTGTCGCAGCGGTAGAGCATCGGCCCGTGCGACCTGGTCTCGAAGGCTACGACGACGGCTGGGGTCGCGGCGGCTCGGGCGTTGGCTCGGATGGTGCCGTCGAGGCGGAGGTCCTGCTCGCGGAGGTCGACCTCGATCACGAGGTTGCGGCCGTTGAGCCGCTCGACCTCGTCGACGAGGAGGTGCTCGGTCTCGATCCACGTCGAGGAGAACCGGGTGCCGGTGCGCTGGCTGCGCGGTCTGAGCCAAGTCCGGTCGGAGAGCGGGCGGACGGTGTAGGCGCTCATCGCCGCCTCCTCGAGGCGAGCGCGCCGCCGGTCTCGGAGTTGCAGGTGCTGCAGGCAGGCCGGATGTTGTTGCGCCGGTAGGTCCCGCCCTTGCAACCCGGGATGATCCGGTCGACCGTGACCGTGTCGACGGTGAGTAAGACGCCGCAGCGGTAGCAGCGACAGGCGGGCTCGCCCATGCCGATAGGAACCCCATGGACTGCGATGATCGCCGCCACATAGAAGTCGGGAGCGTCGCGGTCCGCCCGGTAGGTCTCGACGAGCCACTCGCGGCGCCGGCGCCGGTCCTCCGTGTTGCCGCGGGCGTTCTGGTTCGTCGTACCCCGTCGTGCGACGGCCACGGCGCTCACTCCCCCGATCCCGTCAGTCGGACGATGAGGTCGTCGAGCTGGTCGGGCTTCACGAGGACGTCGCGGGCCTTGCCGGTCACCGGGGCCGGCGAGACGACGCCGGCCTCCTCGAGCTGCGTCATCAGTCGGCCGGCCTTGCCGAACCCGATCTTGAGCTTGCGCTGCAGCATCGACACCGAGCCGAACTGCGTCGAGACGACGAGCTCGGCGGCCTGGCCGAGGAGGTCGGTGTCGGGGTCGAGGGCGCTGGCGTCGACGGTGATGGCCGTGCCGGTGTCCTCCTGGGTGATGGCGACGCCCGAGCTGTGGAGCAGACAGACCTTCCCGGCTGCGCAGGTCTCGCACTCGCCCGACGTGCGGGCGGGCGCCTCGCCGTCACGGATGGGCATGACGACGCCGTGCACGTGCGGGTCGGACTCGGGGAACGCGACCAGGGCGGCCTTGTCGCGGCCGCCGAAGGTCCACTCGATCCGGCCCGATGCGTGCTTGCGGATCTTCGCGAGCCGCTCGACGATCTCGGCGTTGAGCACGAGCTCGCGCGTGGTCTTCGGCTTGTGGCCGGCGACGAGCGGGCGCCAGTCCGGGAACGGTACCGGCACGACCTCGAGGTAGACCTTCTCGACGTCGGGCACCGACAGCACGACGTAGGTCGGGTCCATGCCCTCGAGGACCTCGGGGCCGCCGGCCGCGCCGGGCGGGAGCTTCACGTCGAAGTCGACACGGACCTCGACGTCGCCGGGCGTGTAGTCCTCGGGCTTCGTCTCTCGGAACGCCAGAGCCAGGACGTAGCCGAGGAGGCTGCGGGCGCGGCCGTCGGCGTCACGCGCGACGATGACCCGGTCGGGCGCCTCCTCGAACGACGGCGGCGCGTCGTAGTACGCGTCGAGGTCGGGCACCCACGCGGTCAGGAGCATGAGCCGGTCGGTCGCGAGGAGCCGGACACCGGTGGGGTGCTCCTCGATCGCGATCGTCTTGTAGAGCGTCGGGAGCATCTTGTCCTTCGACGCCGCGGCCGCGACAGAGAGCCAGCCGTCGGCGAGGAGGGGTCCGTCGAACCTCACAGCGCACCTCCGAAGACGTCAGGGAGCGCCGGGTTCGGCATCGGCGCCGGCCTCCGTGGCGGTCGCGGCCTGCCGACGACCTGCAGCGGCGCGGTGAGCGGCGACTGCTCACCCTCGGCGAGCACCAGCTCGAGGGACTTCTCGGCGTCGAGGGCTCTGGACCGCCAGCCCGCGGCCGCGCCGTTCGCGACGGCGATCGTGGACTCTGCGTCGTCGAGCTGCCACTCGAGCCGCTGCAGGGCCTCGCGGAAGTGCGACCACGAGATCCCCATGCCGAGCAACAGTGCGAACAGGGCGAGCGCGATACCGGCCTCTGTCGACATCACTCGTCTCCGTCCTCATCGTCGAGGCGGGCCGCTGCTCGGCCGGCGCGGGGGAACTGTTCGCGGGCGGCTCGGTCGGCGGCGCCCAGGGCGCCGATGACCAGCGCGCCGAGCACGTCGACGGACATCTCGCTCAGCCCGTCGCAGTCCTCGACGTCGACGGCGTGCGTCGGCTCCATGGTGTCGAGGTCAAGCTCGGTCGTGATCGTGGTGATGACCTTGGCGCGCATCACTCGTCACCGTCCTCGTCGATGTCGCGGCCGAGCGCGACAGCGTGCTGCTGGCGGTCGACGTCGGTGAACTCGTGGCCGAGGTCGAGGAGGTGGTCGAAGAACCGGGCCACGAGCGGGTTCTCGTTGCCGCCCTCGACGCCTTCCTCGGCACGCCAGGCGAGCTCGGCGGAGAGCAGCGCGATCACAGCCGTGACGACTTGCTGGTTGGTCGCCTTGTCGATCGCCTCGACCACGCGGGGCCAGTAGCCGGCGTCCAGCTGGTAGATCATCTCGCCAGGAACGCGCTCGATGCCGAGGTACTGCTCGAGCTGGCCGGTCTCGAGGCTCTCCATGGACCACATGAACAGCGGCAGACCTGCCCGGAACACCAGCGCGGGGTCGCAGGCCCCCATCGTCTCGAACCGGAGGCGAGCAGCGACTCGACGGTCCTCGGCCTCCTGCTCGGCCGCCGCACGCTCGGCGGCGAACTTCTCCTCGCGGGCGGCCTGCTTGGCCCTCTCCTCGTCGGTGGTGGTCGACGGCGTGCCGGGCTGCCCTGAGTGCTCGTCGATGTGCGAGTCGGGGTCGGCGCAGCCGAACGCCACGACCGGCGTCCCGGTGATCTCGACGTAGTGGAACCAGCGCAGGCACTCGGCGTGCTGATCCTTGACCTCGATCATCTTCGCGTCGGTGGCCCGCAGCCAGGCGATGTGCTGGACCTCGCCGGCTCGGTGGAGGTGCCACACGTCGACGGGCTCGTTGGCGTAGGCCGGGATGCCGAGCTCTTCGGCGACCTTCTGGTCGGCCTTGAAGCGTTCGATCTTCTGCGCGCGCTCGCGGTGCCGGGTGAGCTCGGTTCGGAAGTGCGCGGTGCCGAGCGTGTTCTCGAGCTGGTCGCGCGCGGCCTTCGGCAGGTCGGCCAGCGCAAGCGCGTCGTCGATGGTGACCTGGCCGTCGTGGAGCTTCGTGCGGGCTTGCTCGCCAAGGTTCAGGAGCTTGAGCCGCGACGACACTGTGGTGCGGGACTTGCCGACGGCCTTCGCGATGTCGGCCGGCTTGAGGTTGAACAGCTGCAGCTGTTCGTAGGCCTCGGCCTCCTCCATGGCGGTAAGGTCGGCGCGGCCGCTGTTCTCGATGAGCATCGCCTCGATCTGCTGGACCTCGGTGACCAGGTCGTCGCGGATCTCGGCTTTCGCGGTCTTCGCGCCGGCCCGCTCGAGCGCGTCGCGTCGACGGTGGCCGGCGATCAGGACGTACTCGCCGATCAGCTCGGCGTGCGGCGCGAGCACCAGGGCCTGCATGAGGCCCTGGGCCTTGACTGACGCGACGAGCTCGTCGGAGGCGGTGGCGTTGCGGCGTGGGTTCTTCGGGTGCTGGTGGATCTTCGCGAGCGGGATGGCCGGGTCGAACCCGGCGGTCACGGCCTTGGTCTTGGTGGTCATGCCTGGGGCTCCTGGCTGGTGGGGCGCCCGACCCACAGGCGGATCGGGTGCTTGTGGGTGGACTTGAGGGTCGACGGCGTGTAGCCGACGGGGACCATGACGGCCTCGCCGTCGACGCGCTTGACGCCGTAGGCCCGGATCCGGGCGCCGACGAGGTGCTCGTCGGCGACGGGGAACTCGTCGCGGATGTCGTTCGCGGAGAACGGCCGGCGGGTGGCGATCGCGCGCTCGATCGCGGCGTCGATCGCGAGCATCACGCGCGGGTCGGCGGCAGCCTCGACCTTCGCCATGCCCTCGTCGCGGGCCTCGGCGGCCTCGACCAGGCGCTCGGCGACGGGCGGGCGCTCGTAGGTCTCGTAGGTGCCGGTCACGGCTCGACCAGCCCGTGCATGCGGCCGTCGGCCGGGACGTCGAAGGCGTGGCCGTCGTATGGGTGGCGGTCGCCGCAGACGCAGTCGACGAAGCGCGAGCTCAACCAACCCGCCGGCGCCTCGGACCTCTCGGCGGGGGCATCGGGGATGCTGCAGGACTTCGGGAATCGGCAGCACCGCGGGTCGTACTCCATGCTGCGGGCGTCGGGCCACTCCTCGAGGCAAGCTGCGCGCTGAACGCGCTCCGTCCGCTCCTTGGCGGTCTCGGCGGGCCGGGGCGCTTCGGTTTCGGGGTTGGGCGTCACGTTGGCCTGGTCGCGGGCGTCGAGGTCGGCGGCGGTGGGCGGCAGGTCGACCTTCGGGACGAGCTGCACGTTGGGCTGCGTCGGGAGGTCGGCGTGCGCGGCGGCGGTGATGAGTCCGATCGCGGCGTGGATCCAGCGGTGCTCGGCGAGCTGGTCCTCGGCGGCCCTGGTGGACTGCACGATCAGGCGGGCGATGTGGTCGGCGTGCTCGGGCGACATCACCACGACGACGCGGCCGTCGGCCGTGGTCCAGCCGGTCCGGAAGTCCTGGGCGCCGGCGAGCAGCTCGGCGGTGAAGTCGGTGGTCTGGGTGTCGGGCATCTGCGGGGGCTCCTTGCAGAAGGTGGTCTGGTGGTGGTGCAGCCGGGGCCCGGGCTGCCGCCTCTTCCCCTTGTGGGCGGCTCGGCCTGGGTGGGCGCCATGTGCGGGCGCCGGGTTCGCGGCCGGTGGCCGATCGGGAACCCGGGCCCCGGGGCTGCAGGTTGGTGTCGGGACGGGTGGGGTGCGGCTGGGGAGCGCGTCCGTCCCGACAGGCCAGCTCGACGACCGGGGAACGGTGCCGTCGAACAGGCCAGCTCGTGGGCTACGGCGGCGGACGGTCGCGGAGCAGGCCTGCCCTGCGGTCGCGGCGGCGCTCGAGGTACAGCGCTAGGGCGAGTAGGCCGACGAGGGCGAAGGCGCCGGGGATGACCATCACCGGTCACCCCCGCGGAGGTCACTACGGATCACGGACCACGCCGCGGATCCGATGAAGGCGAGCACGAACAGCACGGCGACGACAGCCACGAGCGCGAGGAGGCCGACGACAACCCACATCACGAGCTCGAGCGGGTTCACGACGCGGCCTCAGCGTTGGCCGGCGCGAGCAACTCTTCGAGTGTGGTGTCGAGGAAGTCCGCGAGCTTCTCGAGTTCCTCGATCTGCCACCGGGCCTTGCCGTTCATCCGCTCGCTCACGCCCGGGCGGGTGATGCCCAGCGCCTGGGCGATGTCGGCATCCGTGACTTGCCGCCGGGCCTTCGCGGCCCGCGCGTTGGCTGCGATCTCCTCGCGGCGGTTGGTCTGTCGCATGACGAGTACGTTTGCGTAGAAATCCCACATTGCGCGGGATTTGGAAACGCTCGGCGTGTCGCGGACGGCGACACGTGTTGGCGGTTCGTTGCCTAGTGTGGGATTTTCCGACACAATGCAGGCATGACAGTTCTCGCCACCAACGAGTCGCTCACGCTGAGCCAGATCGTCGCGGCCCGCATCCGCGGCCTGCGCGCGGAGCTCAACTGGAACCAGGCCGACCTCGGCCACGCCGCGGGCCTGTCCCGCGCGAACATCACCGACCGCGAGTCCGGCCGCAAGGCCGTGAACGTCGACGAGCTGCCCGCGCTCGCATCAGCGCTGGGGACGTCGGTGGGCTACCTGATGGGCCTCACAAATGACCGAAGCCGCCCCCTTGAGGAGGCGGCTTCAGGTGCTCTGCGCGCCTGTAGGGATTCGAACCCCAAACCTTCTGATCTGTATCCGGCCAGCGCTCGCGCACGGCGGGTGTGGGGGATCGAGGACGTCGAGACGCTACCGGTCGCGGAGCCAGCCCTCGCGAAGGTGGTCCGGTTCCCGATCGAGCGGCGGTCGGCCTGATGTCCATGGCGCCGTCCGCGTGGACGATCACCTGCAGCGCCTCGGACTGCCATCGCGACCGCTGGTCCCCGCTGAGCAAGCCGCTCGTCATCCAAGCGGCCACGCGGGCCGGCGCTGTCAAGGCAGCGCGCCTCGCGGGCTGGGTCCCCTGCAGCCTCCTGATCTCTGGCGGAACCAAGACCGACGACTGGTGGTGCCCCGGCCACGTCGCGCGCACTCGGCAGGCGGCCATGTCCGACGAGATCGAGCCGTCGCGGCGCAAGCAGCTCCTCGCTTGGTACCGGCGCGCAGACGAGCTCCGCGAGGCCGCGAGGAACGCGTCGTGACCCGCTTCCCCGTGATCGGCCTGGTCGAGTCGGCTGGGGGCGCCAATGGGTGCACCTTCGCGCTCTGCCGGGCGTCCGCAGACTTCGTCGTGTCGATGCCTCGGCACGAGCCGATGCGGGTGTGCAGCGTCCACGTCACGCCGGTCATCCTGTGGGGCTGGACCGACGAGGACGACGACTTCCCCGAGATCCACGCGATCGCCGGGTAGCAGCGTCCGCAGGTAGCAGGTAACCCGTCAGTAATGGCTCTCTCGGGCCACCGGTTCTAGGACCGATGGGTCGTGAAAGTCAGGACGATCGACGTGTTCTCAACAGATTCAGTAGCGGCCGCCAATGCCTAACCAAGATGGTTCGGCCATGACCGTCTCGGCTCCGGGCCTCTCTGCTCCCGCTTCCCCTTCTCCCTCCCCTCGGCGTCCCGCTTCCGCTTCCTGGGAGTGGGTCACGGCAATCACCGAATGGGAGTCGTGGTCCCGCGCGGGCGGCTCGCCGGCGACCACGCTCCGCACCCGCCGCGAGCACCTCCAGCTGCTCGCCAAGGCGATGCCCTGCGGGCCGTGGGACGTCACCGGCGCCCATCTCATCGAGTGGTTCGCAGACCGCGCGTGGGCGCCGAACACGCGGCGGTCGCGGCGCACGACGTACCGCGCGTTCTACCGGTGGGCGGTCGAGCAGGAGCACGTCGACATCTCGCCGGCCTTGGCGATCCCGAAGGGCGATGTCCCGCGGCCGAACCCGCGGCCGGTGCCAGACCGCACCTACAAGCAGCTGCTCGAGGAGGCGGACCCTCGCGAGCGGCTGATCTGTCGCCTCGCAGCGGAGCAGGGCCTCCGTCGCGCCGAGGTGGCCCAGGTCCACTCGCGCGACCTGTTTGAGGACATCGACGGCTGGACACTCGTCGTGCACGGCAAGGGCGGCCGCGATCGGGACGTCCCGCTCCTCTCCGACATCGCGCGCGAGCTGCGCGCACTCCCGCCCGGCTGGGCCTTCCCAGGGCGGTTCGACGGCCACCTGTCGCCGCGGTGGGTCGGGAAGCTGATCACCCGCCTGCTGCCGGCGGACTACACAATGCACAAGCTGCGGCACCGGGCCGGGACGAAGTGGTACGAGGACTCCAACCACGACCTGTTCGCGGTGCAGGAGCTCCTAGGGCACGCCTCACCGGCGACGACCAAGATCTACGTCAAGGTGGACCGCGCCCGGCTGCGGAGCACCGTCGAGGCCAGCGCAAAGGCGTAACCGGGTGCAAATACACCTCGATCTAGCGTCGCCGAGGTGCCCAATCAACCCTCGACGCCGAACCGCACACTGCGGATCCCGGACGAGGAGTGGGAGACGGCTCGGCGCATCGCGGCCGATCGCGGCGAGACCGTGACCGACGTCGTGCGGCGAGCGCTTCGCCGGTACATCCGCGAGTTCGGGGACGACAGCTAGTAGCCGTAGCACTCGTTCCAGAGCTTCTTGAAGCCCTCGCCGTCGACCCCGCCGCCGGCGGCGTCGTAGGTGATCGGCTCGCCGACCCAGCCGTAGGCGGGTCCGGAGACGATGAGCGAGCGGCCGTCCTGGCAGTCGTCGTAGACCAGTGCAGCCTGCAGCTCGCCGGCCTCCGTGCACCCCTCGAAGTCGTCCGTCATGGTCTCGCCGGCGAAGTCGGCGCACTCGAGCGGTCCGGCCTCGTCGGTGCTCGCGGACGTCGCCGCCTGGTCGTCCTTGTCCGCCTTGGCTGCCTCGGAGTCGTCACCGCAGCCGGCCAGCAGGAGGGACAGCGCCGCGGCCGCGGCGAAGATGCTCAGTCGCTTCATGGCCAGCGAGCGTAAGCCAGACCTACGACCGGTGACCACGGTTCCAACGAGGTGGGCCTCCCGTCATCGACCAGGAGGTCGGCGGCGGGAGGCCCTGCCGGATTCCCCCCGTCAAGAAGGAGTGCGGCGACGGCAGGCTACACGGCCGCGGCCCTCTCGCGCATCAGAACAGTGTCGGTCCCTCGTCGACGGCGTCGCTGCCGGCGTCTGGGTGGAGCAGGGCGAGACGGTTCTCGGCCTCCTGGGCGAGCTGCAGCGCGGTCTCGTGGGCGACATGGACGCGCCGTACCGCCGTGGGCCCGATCGCGTCCGCGTGCCCTGGGGTCATGAGCTCGAGCTCGCGGCCGAGGCGGTCGTACTCGGCGCGCCACCAGGCGGCGTCGGCCTTGAGGTCGGCCTCGGAGCCGGCGCTGGGTTCGATCACCGGTGGTACCCGGGCGGGTAGGGGCAGGTCGCGACGTGAGGGACGGCGAGGAACTCCAGCGGTGCGTCGTGGCTCTCGCCCTTGTGGAGCACGCGCGCGAGCAGGCGGCCGCGGTGCTCGGCTCGAACAGCGGTGTTGCCGTAGCCGAGGTCCTCGAGCGGGTTGAGGGCCATGCGCTTGCCGCCCGGGCCGTTCGGTCCGGCGACCGTGGTCGCCCAGACGATGCCGGCGCCGCAGGCCTCGCAGACCTCGACCTCGCCGGGGAGCCTGCGGGCGGCGGTGGCGGCCGCGGCGGTCACGCCGGCCTCACAACGATGCGGACGATGCTCCGGTCGGCCTCGAGCACGCGCATCGCGACGGAGGAGTGGGCGGCCTTCTTCGACTCGCCCTTGGCGTAGCCCTCGAGTCGCCACGGCGTCGAGCTCGCGGTCGCCCTGGCAGACGAGCGGGTCTCGGGGCCGGTCGTGCTCACGGTGAGGTGCACATGCCGCCATGGTGACATCCGGCGCCGACAGAAGGGGTCGGCTCGCCGTGGCGCTCCTCCGCTCAGGCCTGTAGCCCAAACGACCGGCTGGGCTACGCCGGTTCTGTCGGAGGTGTCGTGTACCAACGATGCACGGGCGCGCTTCGCGCCACATTCTGAGCGTGAGGACGTAACCCAACATGCGCGTGATCGGGTACTGCCGAGTGTCGACGGCCGAGCAGGGCGACTCGGGAGCAGGACTCGAGGCCCAGGAGGACAAGATCCGCGCCGAGGTCGCGCACCGCGGCTGGGAGCTCGTCGACGTGCGCCACGACGTCGCCTCCGGGAAGTCGATGCGCCGGCGCGACGAGCTCGGAAGGACCCTGCGCGACCTGCGCGACGGGTACGCCGACGCCGTGGTGGTCGCGAAGCTGGACCGGCTCTCGCGCTCGGTGCTCGACTTCGCCGGCATCATGGAGACCGCGAAGGAGGAGGGCTGGTCGCTGGTCGTGCTCGACCTGGCGGTCGACACCACGACGACCAACGGCAAGCTGATCGCGAACATCATGATCGCCCTCGCGCAGTGGGAGCGCGAGCTCATCGGCGATCGGACCCGGGTCGCGCTCGAGGCCGTGCGGGCTCGCGGGACGAAGGTCGGGCGGAAGTCCGGCGTCGACATCGACACGCTGCGCACGATCAACCTGCTGCGCAACCAGGGCATGTCCTGGGCGAAGGTCGCCGCGGCGCTCGAGGCCGAGGGGATCCCGACCGGGCAGGGCGGCCGCTGGCACGCTGCCACGGTGCGCAGGCTCGCGATGAGCGCGGAGACCGACGCCGGCGCGACCGACGTCGACGAGCCGCTCCCGGTGGGATGACCGAGCAGCCCGCGGCCACCGGCGGGAGCCAGCTGCAGGCGCACGTGTGGGTCAGGAAGCCCAACATCCCGATGCCGTGGCCCGGCCTGATCCTCGACCGCCGTCGCGGCCGTGACGGCGGCTGGGAGGCGCTGGTGACCTACGTCGAGCGGATGACCGTCACGCCGCGCGTCATCACCGAGTGGGTGCCGTACAGCTGGCTGTCACCGGGGGCGCAGCATCCAGCCGGTGGCACGGCCTACGGCTGATCTCCGGGTGCTCGCCGAAGATCAGGAGGTAGGCCAGGTCGAGGTCGCACCAGTCGTCCATGATGCTCATGATCACCGAGCCGGCCCCGGGCACGCTGGCGTCATCCACAGGCGCCAGAAATGGCGAAAGCCCCGCCCTCCGAAGAGGGCGGGGCGATCTGGTGCCGTCCGGGCGCTACGCGGCGTCTCGGAACCTGATCCGGGCGGACAGGCCGACGTGGAAGTCGATGCCGACCGTCGCGCGACGCACCTGGTCGACGACGGCGCGGTGGCCAGCGGCGGGGACCGCGATCAGGTGGTCGGTGTGCGACTTCGCCGCCAGCACGGCACGTGGGTGGAGCTCGTGGATCGGCAGGGGCGGGTGCTGCCGGTTGAAGTCGCCGGAGATGACGATGTCGGCGCCGGTCGCAGCCTCCTGCTCGACGATCTCCTGCAGCTCCTGCCAGTGGTGCTCCCATCCCTCGCGCCGGCGGGGCTCGTGGCGGTCCGTGGTGCCGTTGAACGCGCCGGCGACGGTGTGCGTGTTGATCCGGGTCAGGAGCCGGCCGGTGCGCCGACGCTTGAGCCGGACGATGACGACGTACCGCGCCGGCGAGACGCGGTCGATGCCCTTCATGACCTTGACGCGCTCGACGCCGAGGCACTGCCATGTCAGGCGATTCCACGTGACGGGGGTGCGCACGGCCATGGCGGCGGTGCGCCAGACGGCGCGGCGGAACGCGCCGCGGAGACGGCCGGGCTCGTCGACGGGTCCGTCGCTCTCGCCGATCTCCTGCCAGCCGACGATGCCCTGCCTGCCGTTGAGCTCGAGGACGCGTTCGAAGGCGTCGCGCTGTGCGGCCGGTCGGCCGCGGCCGACGTTCGCTGTCGTGTGCCTGGTCACTGATCTCCTCCGTCATCGTCGTTGTGGGGCCACGCCGGGAGGTCGACGGTCTTGCCGGCGAGCTCGTGACTGCAGTCGCCCAGGAACGCGATCCGACCGTCGGTCACGAACGAGTGGCACCTGTCGTCGTTAGGACCGCCACGGACCAGCACCGAGGGCCGGAAGGTCGGTCGCTCGAGGTCGCCGTTCCATGTCCATGACGTCGACGGGTCGCCGTGGCGGATGCCGTGCGCCTGGTCGCAGCCGGGGCACCAGAAGTGCACGCGGTCGCCCTCGGCGCGGGCCGCTCGGGCGGTCACGACGTCGTACCGCCGGGGCCGGCCTCGCGGGTGGCGCGGTCCTGCTCGAGCTGGTCCTCGACGCCCGGCTTCATCAGGTGGTCCGGCAGGAGGTCGGCCAGGCCGGCGCGGATCTTCGCGTCGAGGCCGCCGTTGGCGAGGTAGTCGGTGGTCTGCTTGACGTCGTCGAGCTGCTCCTTGGTCTCGGTCTGCTTGCGTGCGACGGTGGCGAGTCCCGCGACCAGGGCGAGCGTGGTGCCAGTGAAGCCGAGGATCGGCGTGATGAACCCCGCCGAGGTCTCGGAGTCGACGACGTACACGACCGTGCAGGCCGCGACGACGGTGACGAAGCACGCGGCGATCGCGAGCAGGACGGCGTTGGTGGTGGTCTTCATCGAGCGAGGTCCTTCCGGCGGAGGCGGGCGGCGTGCAGGCGCACGAGCGTCATGAACTGCTTGCGGGGCCAGAACCCCGGGTCCCAGTGGGTCGACTCGCCGAACGCCCTCGAGACGTTGGCGTGGGTCGTGATGCCGCGCTCGCCGGCGCGCAGCCGCTTCACGCTGAGCCACTGGATCGGCACGTCGAACGCGAGGCACTGCTTGGCCGTGAGCCGCGCGGTGCGGTTGAGCATCCGCTGCTGGTTCGGCCTGATCCAGCGCCAGCTGCGCTTCGCGGCCTTCCGGATCGAGGATCCGGGCGGAGCGTTCGGTACGGGGCCGGGGATGTCGCACATCTCGTTGCCGATCGAGTGCTGGTTCGGCGGGGCGTGCCAGGCGATGACGTCGTCGTAGGCGACCTGCACGACCTCGCCGGGGTCGATGACGTAGTGGGCGCTGCCACCGGCCTTGGAGCTGCGGAAGTACTCCGCGATCCTGCGGGCTCCGCCGGGCTCACACGGCGAGACCGTGGAGTGGATGACGATCCGGCGGATCGGCTTGTTGCCGGTCCCGCTGTGGTGCGCGGGCGGGCCCAGGTAGGGCGGAGAGGGCGGCGGGAAGGTGGACACGGTGCCTCCTGGTCGAAGGGTCGGGGCGGGCGGAGCGGCGAGCGGCTCAGTTGGCCTCGTAGCCGCCGTTGATCTCGATCCGGTCCCCCGTCGCCCACGTCCACGGGTTGGCGCCGGCGGCGACGTTGCCGCTGTCATCGGTGAGGAAGACCCGGGTGCCGTTGCTCGACAGGTCGTGGGTCGCGTGCCAGATGCGGAACGCGTTCGCCGAGGAATCCCACAGCGTCACGTCACCGAAACTGGTGCCGGCGAACCGGAGACGCGCGGCAACCGGCAGCGTGACCGTGATGTTCCCGGTGACCGCGGTGGTGGATCCGAACGTCAGCGAGACTGACCAGCGGATGTCCTTGCCGGCCACCCTCGCCCGGGCAGCCAGCGTGCCGTTGCTGACCGAAAGGCCGGTGAACGTGGGTGTGTACGACGGCCACGGATCGCCGATCGCCAGCAGGTTGTCGCGCAGCTGGGCGTTCAGCTGCGCCGCGGTGAGCACCGCGCCAGCAAGCCACGTCGAGGGGTTGTTCCATGCCACGGGATGCTCCGTTCCTAGAGGCCGATTCGGTTCTGGTCGAGCACCCCGTCGATCGCACTGTCGAGGACGAGGTAGTCCCCAACCGGGGCGCTCGGCGAGAGGTTGAGCGCGATGGACCCCTGGAACGGGGTGAGCGTCTCGGTGTAGCCCTCGACGAAGTGCTCGACGGTGCTCGGACCGGCGGCCGCGGGACGGTTGGTCAGGGTGACCTTGGACCCGATGTCGAGGCTGAGCACCGCAGCGAGGTCAGGTCCCGTCCAGTCGAGGATCTCGATCGTGCCGGAGGGGACCCGGGCCTTCGGTGTGCTGTAGGCGCTGATGCGGGCAGACGCGAGCTGCAACGGCTCATCTGGGTCCAGGGCGTGGGTCTCGACGGAGTAGGTCGCGTCGCCGTACTCGTTGCGCGAGGCCTCGTCGGTGACGGTGACCTCGACCGTGCCCAGGGCGTTCTTAGCGGTTGCGTAGTTCGCGAGCCCCTGCCGGTCTCCCTTCGGCGCGTAGTCCCGGCCGATCAGTTGCGCTCCCACGTCGATGGTCAGAGCGGTGGGGGCTGCGTAGCGTGCACTTCTCGCCTCGAGCACCAGGCGGCCTTCCCGATCGTCGTGAAGGACGCCGGCCTCGGTGGTCTCCATCTGGCGCATCAGGCTGAGGATCTGGCCGCCGGCGAGCGGCACTCCGCTGACGGGGATCCCAGTGCTGGGCGAGACGAACTCGCCTGCAGCGATCCGGGCCCAGCCGGCGTAGCGCGTGAAGCGCTCCGCCGTCGTGTCTCCGGAGTAGGCCGCGAGGCCGGCTCGGGTGATGAGCTGGAGCTCCGCTGGGGTCAGCTTGCGCGACCATGCGCCGAGGCGGCCCACGATCAGGTCGTTGGCGCCGGTGGCGGCGGTGCGAGGGGGCGCCACGCGGATCTGGGAGACGTCGTCGATGGTGCCGGCGAGGGAGGAGCCAGAGTCGATCGCGACTCCGTCTAGGTAGATGGTGAACGCGATCGCCGACGGCGAGGTCCGCTCGAAGACGTAGGCGAGGAAGTGCGTGCCCGACAGCTCGGCCGGGATCGAGCCGGGCGGGTAGGTGGCATTCGAGAGCGGCAGGTCGATGACGGTGTAGGCGGGGCTCCCGGCCGACAGGAAGCTGTAGTAGGCGCCTCCGGTGGTGACGGGGAAGAGCACCTTCACGAACACGCCGATGGTGATCGCTCCACTGGTCGGGAGCGGCGTGGGGAGGTTGCGGACGATCGCCTCCCCCTGGCGACCGGGGAGGATGAGGGTGGTCATCTTGAGCGCCGGCCGGCCGTCGCCGAGGTCGTCGGGGTCCTCGGTCTTGCCGCCGGCGCCGAACTCGAGGACACCGTAGGCGGGGTCGAGAGGTTCGAGCTTGAGGCCGGGAGCTCGCTGGCGGATCTCCGACGCTGCAGGCGCGTCCTTCGCCTCGGTGATGGGCCAGTAGTAGCTGGCCGCGAGGTCGGTGGTGATGGTGTCGTCGAGGGGATGCGCTCGAGGAGAGTCCAACCCGATCCGGGACATGCGCGAGGAGGCGTTGACGCTAGCGGTCGCGTAGCTCTCGCTGCCGCCCGGGAACTCGACCGGCCAGCTGTCTACGTACCCGCAGAACCGGTACCGCGAGAGCTCGGGGTCGTCGACGTAGTGGATCTCTCCTGCCGCCGGGCTGACGACCTCGAGCTGGCGACTGACGAAGGCCGCGTTCGCGGGTGCGGTGACTTCCCCGCGGATCCGGGTGTAGCCAGCCGTCGAGTCGGTTCCGGTCGCCACGGTGACCGTGCTGATCGGCAATCCTGCCGCGTTGTACCAGGTCGCCTTGACGTTGCAGGTGCGCGCCGCGGTGGCGGCCCGGAACCATGCGCCGATCACGAGCACCTTGAACGGGACGACGGGCTGCGCCGAGGTCCCCGTGGGCGTGACGGCGGCCATGGTGGCGGCGGTGGACGCTGTGAGCCGCGCTGCTCCGACGCCGGAGCGGACCGGGGTCGTGACCCGCGCGAGGGCGGCGTTGGTGGCCGACCATCCGGTGAGGTCGACCTCGAAGTCCGGGTTGGGCGCGACGCCGAGCAGGACGCGCAGCGGACGCCCGATCAGAACGTTCGGGTAGTACGGCGAGGCCGGGTTGTCGAGGGTGAACCGGCCGTCCCTGTTGTCGAAGGAGACGTTGCACCGGTTCGCGTCGGCATTGCCGAGCTCGTCGGAGCGGCCGTAGCCGATCGTGATCTTGCTCTGGCCCTCGACGTAGTCGGTCAGGTCGGTCCACGTCCGGGCCGAGGCGGCCGTCCGGTAGCCGGCGTTGAACGCGACCTCGACAGTGAGCTGCAGGGGGGCGGCCATGTCAGGCACCGACCTGCAGCTGGAGGGGCCGGCCTATGGAGCGGGCGTACTCGATGAGCACCTTCTCGACCTGCTGCCCGACCGCGATCGGGTCGAGCGCGCCCTGGATGATGATCGGCGGCAGGCTCCCGCTGGCGGACTCGGCGCCTCGCCGCGCGGAGGCGTACATCGCCTCGGTGCGGTGGTGCGGGTAGACCCGGGACCCGGCGGGCAGGGCAGCGAGCTCGCGGCCGTGCTCGCCGACGCCGGCGTACCCGCCAGGGAACGAGGACACGCCGCGGGCGAGCATGGGGATCGGGTTGTCGGGCAGGTCGATGGAGGCCGGGCCGATGCCGATCTTGTTCGGGAGGATGTTGTTCACGTTGCGGATGCCGGCGTTGATCGCCGACTTGACCGCCTCCCAGATGTTCTGGCCCATCTCAACGCCGATCGAGCCGAGCTTGCCGAGGCCCTCGAACAGCTTGCCGATGAGGGTCCTTCCGGCCTCGAGGAGCCTGCCGCCGAGCGAGAGCAGGCGCCCGGGGAGTGCGGTGAACTGGTCGACGACCCACGAGACGCCGGAGCTGGCGAGATCCTTGATGCCGTCCCACAGGCCGCTGAAGATCCCCCGCAGGGCGATGCCGCCACTGGTGAACGCGGTCTTGATGGTGTTCCAGAGCTGGCCCACGAGCCCCTGCAGGATGTCGAGCGCACCCGAGAGGATCTGCTTGATGCCGTCCCACACCCCGGACCAGTCACCCTTGAGCAGTGACGAGACGGTCTGGAAGATCCCCTGGATCACCGTGAAGGCGCCGCTGATGATCGTCTTGAAGTTCTCGAACGTGCTCTGCAGGTAGCTCACCATCGTGGAGCCGAACGTGTTCCACAGCGTGGTGATGATCGAGACGGCGTCGGTGAAGATCGCCTTGATGCCGTCGAAGTTGCTTCCGACGTCGCCCTGCAGGGCGCCGAGCACGGTCGAGACGACCTGCTTGATCCGCTCGAACACGGGCGGCAGGGTCTGGCTCAGGTAGTCGCCGAAGGCCTCGATCTTCGGAAGGCCCTCGTTGAGGAACCAGTCGGCGAGCTCGGTCGCGACGGGAAGCAGCTTCGAGCCGATCGTCTCGCCGGTCTCCGACAGGATCAGCTTGAGCCGACCGATCTTGCCCTCGAGGGTGTTCGCGTTGGTCGCGGCCTGGCCCTTGTGCAGGGCGGCGAGCCGCTTCTGGGCCTCCTCGAAGTCGATCGTCTTCCCGGCCGCGTCCTTGGTCGAGATCCCGAGCTTGGAGAGACCGGCGACCTGGCCGTTCTGGGCTTTCATCAGCGCGTTGGAGACCTGCTCGAGCGACTTGCCGGTGCCGGCGGAGACGTCCATCGCGAGCGAGGTGAGCCGCTGCGCCTGGCCGACGTTCTTGGTGGCGCCGGCGAGCTTCTCGAGGGCGGGGCGCAGCTGGTCGTCGGCGACGCCGAGCGCCTTGCCCTGGGCGCTGATCCAGTCCTCGACCTTGGCGACCTGGGCGTCGGTGGCTCCGGTGCTGTTCTTGAGAGCCTTGGCGAGCCGGGCCTGGCCGGCCGCGTCCTCGGCTGCTCCCTGGGCCATCTTGAACAGCGCGACGCCGGCGACGGCGAACCCGGCAGCGGCGCCGACGGCGGCGAGCTTGCCGACCTTCGCGATCGTCCCGCCGAGCCGCCCCATCCGACCCTCTGCGGTGTCGGCGGTGCGGGACAGGGACTTGTCCTCACCGAGGAACTCCACGACGACCTGACGAGACACAGGACCACCTCCTGGAGGCCCCGGGCGCGGGGCTCAGCTGTTCTGTTGTCGGATTCGCTCGGCGAGGTCGCGTTCGTACACGGCCACCTCGGCGTTGGTCATCTCGTCGATGTCGGCCGGCGTGAGGCCGTACAGGATCGAGAAGTCAGGCAGCCGCTCTAGGAGCTGCTGGCGGGCTCTTTTGGGGCGTCGTCCTCCTCGACCGGATCGCCCGGATCCAGGCTGAGGACGTCTTCGTAGCCGAACTCGTCGAGCAGCTCGGCGAAGTCGCCTGGGTCGCGGCCGTTGACCAAGCGGCAGAACCAGAGCACCGCGGCGAGGAGGTCGAGCGCGTGGGGTCGTTTCCCGATCTCCTCGAGCAGGCCCATGAAGTTGTGCCCGATCAGCGCGTACAGCTTGGCGTCGTGGCTTCCGCGGACGTCGCGCACTCGGACCTGCAGCCGCACGCCGTCGTCGTCGGTGACCGCGATGCCCAGGTCGAGCTCGGCGTCCTGCTTCTCGATGGTCTTGCGGGTGTGCTTGCGCTGCAACGACGGGCGCTGGGTGTTGCTCAAGGGGGCTCCTTGGGTGGTGCCGGGTCAGAACCCGGCGCGGTTGATGAGGTCGTCGACGGCGTCGACGAAGGTCTGCACGTTCTGGTCCTCGGTCTCGCGGATCGCGGGGTAGAGGAAGTAGCCGTCCTCCTGGCCGCGCCAGGCGTCGAACTGCGGATAGGCGATCGATCCGAACTCGGCGCCAGGAGCGAAGGGGTAGGCGTTGCCGTCGAGCACGACAGCGGCCGCGTCGCTCCCACGCTGGGTCCCGAGCGCCGGGGCGGACTTGGCGGCGACTCCACCGAGGCCGCGGGCCTTGCCAGCGGCGGCGTGCTCGACGACCTCGGCGACCTTGTCGGACGCGTCGACCAGAGCCTCGTCGAGACCGTCGCCGATCCGGCCGAGTGCGCGTGCGGCTTCGTCGTCTCCTCGGACACGGAAGTCGGCCCTCACGCGAAGTACTCCTCGGCCGCGGCGGGCCTGTGCTGGTCATACCAGGTGTCGATCTCGCCATGTGTCGCAGCGGGGCGGTCGGCCGCTGCGGCGCGGGCATGGCACTCGTCGCGGCCCGGGTCGAGCTCGACCGTGGTCCCTCCCGCGCGGCGGTACGCGGCGACCTGCCAACGCTCCGGGTTCGTCTCGACGACCCACACCGTGCGGTCACGCAGGTCGCCGGCGAGCACCGTCTTGAGGACCGCGGCGCGCGCGACGCGGGCGAGGTGTCGGTGCGAGGAGTCCTTCGACCAGTCGACCTGGTCGCCGTCGTGGCCGAGGGCGGCCGCGATCCGGTCGAAGTCGATGACGACGTCGCCGGGCTGCCGTTGCTCGTCGACGTGGGTCGACTTGCCCGCGCACGGCGGCCCGGTGACGATCGTCAGGCCCATCGGTTCAGGGCGTGGTGTCGGCGGTCGTGTACGCGATCGAGATCGGCTGCACGACGCCGTTGTCGCGGGCCACGCCGGTGAGCTCCTGCTGGATGCCCTCCGCGCCGCCAGCCGAAGCCTTCCACTCGTCGAACCGGGCCGTGCCGAGGGTGACCTCGACCTTGGGGTACGTCGTCGTCCCGATCAGCGTCGGCGCGATCCACGCCGCCTTGATCTCGGCGAGCGCACCGGCCGCGGTGAGCGCCGCAGCCCGGTCGCGGTGGGCGTTGGAGGCGAAGTCACCGGACAGGCTGAACGTGATCTCGCGGCGCCCGTTGATGGCGGGCTCCTTCTTGTCGGCGCCGTTACTGATGCAGCGGCGGTCGACGTTGAGGCTGTTGTTGCCTGCGATGGAGATCTCGTTGACGCAGAACCCGACGTCGGCGCCACCGACGAGGATCGACCCACCGGCCCAGGTGAAGTTCTCCATCGCCGACGGGTACGCCGGGACGGCGAGCGCGGTCGCGGTCTTGACCTGCTCGAAGTCGAGGCCGCACTCGAGCACCAGGTTGTTCTCGACGCTGTTGGACAGCGTCCACTCGGTGATCTTGCCGCCTTCGAAGGTGAAGGCCTGGACCGTGCCGGACGGGTAGAACGGGCGTGCGACCTGGACAGTGAGCGACTTCCCGAACAGCTCGCCGAGGGTGGCGGTGTGGGTGTAGGCCGTGTCCGTGGGGCCGCTGGTGGCGATGCTGCCGAGCATGTGCTTGAACAGGATGCCGAAGCCCTTGGTCATCACGTCGAGCTCGATCGGCCCGGCGCCGCCGGCGTAGTACGGCGTGAACCGGTCGGAGCGCGGCACCTGCAGGCCCTTGCGGAGCGGGTCGCCCTCGGTGCGGGCGAAGGTGTCCTCGATGCCCTCGGAGTTGTACTCGAAGGTGCGGTTGACGACGACCGGGGTCCCGTAGGTGGACTCCTCGCCGATCATCAGCTGGTGGTCGAGCACGCCCATGTCAGTCCTCCTCGGTCGTCGCGTCGTCGGTGGCGGTCAGGGCCTCGAGGAGCTCGGGCTTCTTCATGCCGGCGTGGTCGATGCTGAGCGCGTCGAGTCGCGCGCGCAGCTGCTCGACCGTGAGCTTCGACAGGTCCTCGTCGACGAGCTCGAAGTCGGGGCGGCCGTCGAGGTCGAGGTCGGCCTCGAACTCGTCGCCCTGGTTGACGGTGCCGACGCCGGCGATGTCGACGGCGTCGTGCGGGCCGACGTACTTCCACTTCCTCATGGCGTTCCTTCCAGGCGTGCGGTCCAGCGGATGGTGTAGGTCAGGAGGGCGCCGGTGCCGCCCTCGATGCCGGCGTAGTCGGATGTCCAGGACCCGACGACGAGGGTCTGCAGGCCGGTGACGCCGAGGTCCTCGCCGGACTTGTGCAGGCTGGCCCAGTCCTCGATCTCGGCGCCGATCGCGAAGAGCCGGTCCTCAGTCGCCTCGGCTCCCATGCCAGCGAGCTTGACGAGCACGGTGAGTTCGAACTGGCCGTCCTCCTGGCGCACGTTCCTGCCGGTCCGCAGTGCGGCGGGCGGCGTGGTGCCGAGCGTGCGGCCGAGGTAGACCTTCTCGGCGCGGTTCGAGCCGAACGTGAAGCCGTAGGAGACCTCGACGTTCTGCTCCGGCGACGTCGTGCCGTTGAAGTCGTCGAGCGCGCCCAGGTGCGTCCTGACGCCGTCGATGACGGCCTTCCGGACCTTCGGTGCGACGGTCTGCGCGACGGCCATCAGGCGAACCCGAACACGTCGACCTTGCGCCGGTAGCCGACGATGACGCTGTCGATGGCAGGGATGCCGGTCGGGTGGTCCTCGTCGATCTCGCCCCGGCGCGAGGTGCCCCCGATCTCGTTGACCAGCTCAACGCTGCGGGCGTCGCCGTAGACGTCGGAGTTGGTGTCGAGCAGGCGTTCGCGGGTGAGCTGCAGCGCCGCGTCCTTGATGTCTCCGGGCGGCACCGAGCTGTAGCCGGCCTCGAAGGTGACGACGACGTTCCCGACCCCGGGCGACCAGAGGCGCTGGAAGTAGCCGCCGGCGGGGAACCGGCGCAGCACGCCGGAGCTGATCCGCAGCTGGTCGGTGACCGCGATGCCGTTCTCGGTGGCGGCGAGGGCGGCGGTGTTCTGCGCCCAGGGCTGCTCGAGCACGATGCTGTCGCGGCCGCCGTCGTGGGTCTCGGTGTGCTCGCGGTGGATGAACGAGACCTGGCCGACCTCACGCTCGATGACGGCGACCGCCCAGGCGGCCGCGGACTCGCACCGGGCGTCCGGGTAGCGGGCGGTGTCCCCGAGCTGCGGGAGGGCCCGCAGCTCGGGGAGCGTGAAGTACTCGGGCACGTCAGGCCTTCGGCGGCGCGGCCGCGGCCTTCTTCGCCGGAGCCTTGTTCGCCGCGGCCTTCTTCGCCGGAGCCTTGTTCGCCGCGGCCTTCTTCGCCGGCGGCGTGGCGGGCGCGGTGCTGGCGTCGTCGTTGCTCGACGTCGACGACGTGGGCGCGGCGGGCGCGCTGTCGGCGGTGTCGGGCGCCGTCGCGGTGCGGGCCTTGGGCTCCTTCGAGTAGAGCTCGATCTGCTCGTCGACGAGCTTGACGCGGTCGCGCTGGCCGAGCTGCTCGTAGCCGGCGCGCTCCTTCTCGAGGGCGGCGACGTGCTCGCGGCGCGCCTGGGCTGCTGCCTCGGCCGCGGCCTCGTTCCTGGACTTCGACATGGTGGGGACTCCTTCGGGTGTGCGGATGGGGTGACCCGCAGGCCGCCACGGGGTAGTGGCCGTGGCGGCCCGCGGGCTGACCGGGATCAGAAGACCGGGGCCACCAGGCCGGTGCCGGTGATCTTCTGGTGCACGGCCTTGGGCGTGCCCTGGGCGTCGACGATGCGGTCGAAGCAGGCCGCGAAGTAGCCGTAGAGCACCAGGTCGATGCCGAGCTTCTTCACGTTCGGCCCCTGCTCGGCGCGGATGAAGATCGGCGCGTTGGGGTCCTCCCAGAGGTGGGCCTCCTGCCGAGCGACGACGGCGACGATGTCCTCGTTGGTGCCGGCGCCGAGGTTGTTCGGCAGGTTGTTGTCGGTGACGACGTCGCCGCCGTCGGGCAACTGGCCGCGGATGCCCGCCTGGTAGCCGACGTTGTCGTTGACGCCGGCGGCCTGCGCGGGCAGCCCGTTGACGGCCATGAACGGCCACTTGTCGGTGAGCTGGGTCTTGAGCCAGCTCCACCGCCGGCCGCGCATGAGGGTGAAGAAGTCGTCCTCGTCGGCGTCCTGCAGCGTGTCCTCGGCGTTGGCCTGGGCGCCCGCGATCTTCACGAACAGCTCCGCGGCGGTCGGCGCGCCGGAGGTGTAGGTCACTGCGTTCGCGACGGCGAGCAGGCCCCACGTCGCGCTGTTGAGCAGCTTGTTGTCGAGGGACGAGTCGTAGGAGCGCATGAGGTCCTCGAACGTGATGTCGAGGGTGCCGAGGCTGCGCTCCGCGGACTGGCGGCTGACCGTCTGTGAACCGGCCGCCGTGCGCACGGCGACGGGGATCAGCTCGTCGTCGTAGTCGGTATCGGAGACGGTGTCCATCTCGGCAGCTTGGATGTCGACCGAGGTGAGCGCCGTCTGCCGCGGGATGTAGACGGTCATGCCGGTCTCCGGCAGGTCGTG